GCCGATGCGGTGTTCCTCATGGGCAGCGAGGGAATGACGGCCGTAGAAGTCAAGGTCAGCCGTAGCGATTGGCTGGCCGAGCTCAAGGACCCGATGAAGCGAGCCCCGATCATGGCGATCTCAGCCAGGTTCTATTTTGCCAGTCCAGCGGGAATGACCCTGCCGGCCGAGCTTCCTGAGGGCTGCGGATTGATCGAGGTCGAGCCCCGGACTCTCAAAGCCTCGGTCACGAGCGGCGCCGCTCTGCGCTATCCCCCGAAGCCCGATTGGTTGCTGACAATGCGGATCGGAAACGGGATTGCGCGGGCTAAGGAATTGGGCCTATGATCTACGCTCGCAAGGATCGCTACGGCATGCTCTACCAGTTCCGCACCGGCGACGGCGAGGAGCTCATCCAAGCATGGGAGCAGATTCGGGCCCGGCATGGAGCAGATAACCTGACCGGAAAAGTGTTCGGCCGACCGCCCACGATCAAGGGCGTGGAGGAGGATCCGTCAATCCCTGGCGGTTGCTGGCTCATTGAATTACGATCTGAAGTCCAGCAAGCCCAGCCAAAGCGAGTGTAACGCTTTGTAACGCAACGTATGATTACACGGAGCCAATTACGGGAAATGCACCATGACCTCAAATCATGGCGCAAAGTTGGGCGGGTTCTCGGAATCCCGGCCCGAACCGCTTGGCGCTATGCAAACGATCCCGATTATGAACCGAAGCGCAAGGACATCCGACAAGCACTTGGACTTGATCAAGACTCACAAGTAACCTATGTGCGGCAGGTGCGAACACCAGCCGGCACATTCGTCGCCAATAAACAACTTGAGCAGGACCAGGAGAATGAACCATGAACTTTCCCGCTAAACTCTTTTTGCTCGCGGTCGGCCTGAGCGTGGCCTGGTTACTCTATTCTTGGATGCGAGGTTAAGCACAAGGGCCAGTCCGTATGACTGGCCCCGTGCGCCGATCTGAGGAGGAGGAAGACTTCAGGATCAGGCCAGCTTGTTCAGTCCCAAGCGTCCCAATAGTACCTCGTAGGACGCCCGAGCTGAACCCATGACCGCGACCGCGGCGGCCACTAGGTTTGAGGCGAACTCCAGCGGATCGGCGGAAAACTCCACGCTCGGCTTCACCCAGATCACCGTCGCGACCAGGGCCACGACGAACACCAGGATCTTGGCATAGTTGCTCGGGACCTCAAAGCCTAACCTGCCAGCGACAAAGCGCAGGATGGCCGAGATCGCCGAGGCCACGATACCAAGAAGTGCAAGTTGTCCAGGATCAAGTTCCATGTTTCTCTCCTATTCTTATTCCTATTCCATTCGAATCGGATGTCCCCAAACCAATCGCAAGAAGCGTTCTCGATATTCTACCTCCTGTTTGTGCCATTTTCCTAAACCCCACCGATACCCCAGCGTCGCGAGCCAATCCCCTACACGGTCGGGAGTGAACGCCTCTCCGGAAAGCCGCATGCGGAAGACCGGCACCCAATACCCAATGATCCGATCCGCATACGCATACCCACCATAGCGGCCGCAGCGCCCCGCGTCAAGTCCTACGAACCCGCAATTGTAGGCTCCGAGGCTCCGGCGCAGATCGCCGTCGGTTTGCTTGAGCGTAGCCGATAGCATCCGCATCCCGACGTACAGATTGAATCCCGGATCCTGCAGCTGCGTCCGGGTTCCGGTCCAGGACCGCGGAATGATCTGCATGAGTCCGATCGCGTGAGACCCGGTGACATCGGAGACGTGCGGGAAGCCCTGGCTCTCCTGAGCGATCATGCCGAGGACCCAAGCCGGATCGAGCTCTGGAAACTCGGAATACCAGCGCTCGACGAGCGGCAACCAACGGATCACATTCCGGATCAGCCATTCGGGAGGGGATTTCTCTTGGGCTGGTGATTGTAGAGGGAAGAATATCAGGCTGAACGCCAGCAGTAGGCCGGACATTCCGCGAGCTAACAGGAGCTCGCGACCTCAAAGTGCCGGTCATCGAAATTCAAGCACGCCTCCGAATAGAACCTCATCGATCATCAACAGGATCACGGTCGCCAGGCCGCAGGCGCCCAATACGAATCCGATGGGCAGCAACCATTCGCCTTTCACGGATCGGCCTCGCAGATCTGATCGAACACGCAGTCAATCATCCAGAGTTCAAGGTCATAGCTCGGCACCATGCCTCGGATACCCAGCGGAGTCTCCCCGCGCAGAATGTACGGCTCCTCCAGTTGGATGAAGCGCATGATCTGATCCGTCGTTTTCACCCGATAGGCGAGTTCGGCCAGGGCATAGAAGTCCCGCAGGCTATCGAGGTCCGTCTGTAGGAGCGGCCCCCAGCGGGAGAGCACGAGGCCGGCCGCGCTGATCGGATCGCTTGTGACGTACTCGAAACCCCGGCCCCAGATCGCATTCAGGACCCGGAAGCCCCGCTGCTCGGCATCGTAGCTCCCGAGCTCCCAGTTCGCGTGGTTGTCTCTCAGGTAGACCAGCGTCTCGGCTCCGGTCAATCGCTGTGAACCGACCGGCGCGATCCCGCCCAAGTCATCAATGAAGATCTCGAAGCGGTCCATGTCGGTATAGAAGATGCCGTCGAGCGCGACCCCAAAGACCTCCCGGAAATAGAGGTTCAGGCCAACCCATCCATCCCGACCCCAGACCGCGAACAGCCATTGATCCTCCAAGCCCCGGACCGGGACGTAGAGATTGCGCGGGAACTGGATGACTGCGATGTCTAACGGATCAGTTTCCAGGATCGAGATCAGGATGATGACATCCGTCTTGTTGCCCCAGCCGGTACCCACCCGGTGCGCTCGAAAATCCCCGCCCAGGATCAGCCAGTTCGTGCGGTCTACGATCGGCTCGTTGAAAACCGGCTCCCGCTGAACGGTGAACGGGGTGGGATAGTTGGGGATCGTAGGAAGCGGGATCGGTGTCGGCTCCACGGTCGGGGTTTCGGTCTCGGGCCCTGGCCCACAGGCGAAAGAAAAGGCGAGCACGAAGCAAGCGGCCAGCAGCGGGGCGGTGAACCAGCGGATCAACAGGAGAGTGAGGTTCTCATCGGATCATGCCTACGTCTTCTCTTCCTGAACCATCCTCACGGCTTCCGCGGCCATGATCTTAGCGGCGGCGGCTCGGGTACTCTCGTCATGCCGCGTGAGGATCTCGGCCACTTTTGCCAGCTGATTTGTATTAACCCCAAGCTGTTGAACGATCCGCTCACTATCGTCCCGCCGAGTGTCTCTTTCTTGAATGAGGAATTCACGCCAATCCTTGTCCCGATCGACGCGCTCGCTTCTTGCCTCTCGGTCTCTGCCGCTCATGTGGCGGACAAAGAACCCGGCCAGGGTCAGGGTGAAGGCCATGAAGGCACCCACCATTCCTACCTGGAAGTATGGGTTCAAAGCGAGGTTCGGATCCATTAGATCACCCACCCGTGCGCCCGGGCCTCAGTCTCGAGTTTTATCACCCTCGCTTCAAGCGTCGGCAGTGGCAGTTCCAAGCCAAGGAATACTCGCAGTTGCTCTTCCGTCGCATTCGCCACGTTGTAGTCTAACGACTCTGACTGTACCCCGACCGGCTTGCCTCCGCTAGTCCATTGCCATATAGCCCATTGGTCCCAGCCCTTCGCGAGTGAGGCGGGGTCCTTGGGGGCTTCTGGTTGCTGGCTTTTCGTGATCCCGCCCCGGGGGGCGCTCACGATGTACTCCGCCTCCGAGAGCGGATAGGTATTCTCTTTCTCCCAGCCAGCCGCCACTGTCCACCACCAACTGGCTGAGTACACAAATACGCGCTTTCCGAGGGCGACAGCTACACGGTCTAGCCAGACCTTAGCCTGGGCCTGGATCGCGGCTTTCGTCAACCCGTGGTCGAGCTCGACATCCAGAACCGCCAGATCGACCGGACCGCAGCGAGCCAGGAAATGATCCGCTTCACGGATAGGATTCTTGTTGGCTGGCCACAGGACATGATAGGCCCCGAAGATCATGCCGTTGTCTCGGGCTTGCTTTTGGCTGTTGTGATAGAAGTCGAGTGATCGCCCCACGGCGGAACCGTCCTCCGAGAACCCGATCGTGCAACGGGAGACGATCCCACAGAAGCCCGCGGCCTTGATCTTCGCGGCATCGAGCATGCCTTGATACCGACTCGTATCGACTAGGGCGGCTCTCATCAGTTGATTCCGTAGAGCGTAAACTGAGAATTCGTTTTCAGATTCAGAGTGGCCGGAGAGAAAAACCCAACCCCGATCTCATTGATTGCCACGGTATCCTCCCAGACGCAACCAAAGATTCCTACTACCTGACTTCCAATAGCAGCCGCCAGATTGAACGCCAAGCTGAACATATTTTTTTCGAAGATAGTGCTACTGTAATGCGGAAATATCGTTAACGCGGAACCGGCTTTGTCAGCAGCGTCGTAGGAAGCAAACATATAACGCCAGTGGTCATTCGTTGCGATGGAGGAATCATCAATTGTCGTGACAGGATGTCCACCACTATCTGAACTGTGGATCGTATCCCAAAGATAATTGGACCCGGAATCCGCGTTGATCCGCATGTGAATTGGCACGTTTGAAAGTGTGGCGCTGTCTTGCTGACAAGTGCTGAATAGAGCTAAATGTTTATAGGTGCTGGGGATGCTAGTGAAACTTACGCTAACTACATCGGACCCCAACAGTTTATGTTCGATCAGAGTCCAGATACCGCCAACACCTACACCAATTTCCTGCGTCTCCAACCGACGCAAGCGGCCCTCATGATTTTCCAGGTTTTCAATGAGTCTTCTCAGATCCTTATCCGAGGTTGACATATTCCGCCTCGATCCCGGCATCGATTTCTTCGCGGTCTTTTCCTCGCAAGGTAATCGTGATGGACTGGACAAAGCCTTCGAACTGAAATCCAAAGGCAGTCGCCGGAACCTTGTCGCCGAGTCCCCAATGCACGTCGTAGAGACTGCCGGGGACCGATAACAATCTTCCGCTCAGGCGTCTTCGTGGCCGGCTGGAAACCAAACGGGCAAAGGCTTTCTTGGCAACCCCCAGGACGGTCTTTTCTCCCCGAGCATCCTGAAACCCCTCCCTACGATTCCAGATCGTCCGGAAGATCCGGCCCACATCCTTTTCAGGATCGATCACCCGATCCTGGCCTTCCCCCTGTCCTCCTCCGTAAATGATGTTCCGCTCTTCTGTCCAATCTTCTTCCCATCGAGGATCGGTCATGTTCCCGAATTCCTGGCCGAAGGTGAGGGCCACTGGATCTATCGTCCGATCGATGCCCCGCTGGTTGACAAAGGTCCGGAACTGGAAATTGCCGGGCGAGATCTGTACTACGTCCCAGTAGGTTGGGATCCCCTGTGCATAGGCGTGATCGGAGATGTCCTGCAGGGCATCGGGAAGGGCCTGCCATTGAAAGTCTCCATCATACTGAGGCCCGGCACCCACATCGGCCGCGACCGTGAAATTGGCCTGGACTCTCGAACGGCCATACGGATCATTACCTGAACTGGGCGCCACATTCTCGCGCACCAAAGCCTTCATGACATCATCTGCCAATCCCGACTTTTCGGTCTCAGCTTGTCCTCCAAGATAGGCCACGATCCGATTATCGATGATGTGATTTTGCCCCGGCCCTTCAATAAAAACATGGGTTTGGCCTCGCAGGGTCTCGGCCCCCCAGCGTCTCAGGAAGCCGGTCATCTGCCATTGTAAATGACCTCCCGGCGGAGAGCGCCAGATCTCGATCAATCGATCCAGCTCCAGGACCGATAGATCGAAGTCATGGGGAAGGTGGAGCTGCACCCAGCCTTGACCATTGACTGACCGGGTATAGCGCAGCAGGGTGTAGTTTTCCAAGAGTAGGATAGGTTCTCCATCCGGCTGCGCCAGCCAAATCTCATGGGTCATGCACCGCCGCCATCAATCGACCAATGGGTTATCTGCCATCGGAAATGCAGGGTAGTGTCTCCCGTCTCTTCGGCGATATAAGCGATGATGTCATTACTGCCTGGCAGCAATCGGAAGGTCCCGAAATCAGATCCCCGCTTGGGCTGCAGCGCGTACTGCCTCCAATTGCTGGTGATAGATTTCTTCTGAGGTCGGAAATCGATCGTGATTTCCTCGCCCTCCTGAGCTTCTAAATTGAAATACAGTCTGTCTCCCGAGGTGGCATTCTCAAGCCAAATCAGTGTGCCGGGTCCCGTGAAGGTCACGATTGGGTAAGCGGCAGCCGTCCCGATATTGCTGATCGTCGTCTTGTCTCCCGCTTCTGCCGCCCCCGTTCCGTAATGACCGGCATAGACGGTCTTTCCGATGCTACCCAAGGAGAGAACGATCGGATTCGTTCCCCCAAAGCCGGTGTTGGGGAGATCGATGTCGGTCTTCACGAAGGTGGATCCATTCCAAATCCCGAGGTTGGACATCTCCAATCCCCCGGTGGCGGTTAGAAAAGCTCCACCCAGCCAGAGCTGCCCATCCACCCAGGCGAAAGCGTAGACCGTATCCGAGACCCCGGTCTCCATCGCCAGCCAGTCCGAACCCCCCCAGACCGCGATTCGATTGACCGTATTTCCTGAAGCTGTCGTGAAATCTCCTCCGGCATAGAGCTTGCCATCGGGACTGAAAGCCAGCACTTCACAGAGACCATTCAACTGACCATTGCCTCCGACTGCTGAGGCCGCGGCCGTCGTGACATTCCATTTGGCGACTCGATTGGTTGTAACCCCGCTAAAGTCGGTGAAACTTCCACCCACAAAGAGATTTCCATCCGGCGCGATCGCGAGAGTGCGTACCGCGCCGTTAGCTCCAGTTCCCACAGCCGACCAGGCACTCCCATTCCATTGGGCGAGACGGGTGGCCGGTGAGGTGAATTCCCCGCCCACATAGACAATGCCATCAATCCCTACGGCCACGGCTCGGCCTGTGCCATTGAGTCCGGTCCCCATGAGGGCGTAACCGCCTGCCGTCGTATAAGACACGGCTCGGTTGGCAGAGGTTCCATTATCGACGGCCGTGAAAGTCCCGACGATGTAGGCGGTTTCGTCAGGACCAACCGCAATGTCCTGAACATTCCCGTTATCAATACCGGCCCCCACGGCAGTAATCACATCATTGACTAGCGTGACAATCCGCTTGGAGTTCGAGACCCCGGCAAAGTCAGTGAAGGGGCCGCCAAAGTACACAATCCCGCTGGGAGAAATCGCAATCGCACGCACAAAGTCATTGGCCCCGGTCCCGGTAGGGAATGCCCATGTCCCGTCTTTTCTACGGATGATCCGGTTCCAATTAGGAGCCGAGGTATAGTCGATCACCGCGACTTCCTGCCGATCCTCATACCAATAAGGATCGGGTGCGAAGAGCCGCAATCCAAGGGTCTCGGCAAATCCCATTCGATCGCCTTCTTCCAATCCCCCCTCATAGAGGAAATCGGCATAGACCGGATTTGTCGGAGCGGTGTAATACAGTCGGAAAGGAGCCGGGTTCGAGATCCGATCCAGCTTGACCGCATTCAATAGAGCTTGGCGGACTTGGTGAAGATTGTTGAGGGTTGAGGCACCTTTCGCCAAAGCCACGAGATTAGCTACCCGGCCCCTGACTTGGGTATCCTCGTAGACCGAGCCCGGGAGCTTGGCGAACGGCTGTTGATTCACGATGACCGGCGGCATTCCCATCCCGGTGAAATCCAGATCGGTGAGCGAGGCATGGAGATCCGCAAAGGTCTTAATCGCTCCGCCGGGACCAAAGGCTTCTCTCAGAGAGGTGCTTCCGTGCTCGACTCCGCTCCAGGAACACCCCTCCTGATCGCCGTCGCAGTACGTCCCGGCCGCCGTTTTCTGCTCAACCTGAACCGCATCGACATACAGCACTTGGGAAACCCCACTGTTGTCATTGGTGACACGGACATGGATGCTGGAAGAGGTCCCGGTCGTGATCGTTTTTTCCACTCGCATCCATTGGGCGGAGGCAAGGATCTGAAGATTGCCCAGCTCAACAGAACTGTTATTCCAGATCGCCAGACGTGCATCATCCGAAGGATTGTAGATATAGACGCTCACTGTATAGGAGGTCGAGATCCCAACAGAAATCCCGGCCCCAGCCGTGTAATAGTAGGCCCCGCCTAGAGCGGAGGTGCCAGTCGTGACGGCCAGAGAGTACCGGCCGAAGCGGGCTTGGGTATTGTTGCGGGCAATAGAAGCCCCGGATCCAACCGCCGACCATTTTGTCGTGTTGGTTTCCAGGGATGGGTTCGCACCCAAATTCGTTGTCGCTTCGGGAGTGACGATCTTGAAGAGTGCCATCAATGAGCCCCGCTTACCAGAGCCTTCATCATGGCGAACTGCCCGACCAGATCCTCGCTATCGGCCATCGACTGAATCGTGAGGCTCAAGTTATTGGTCACTTGAGGGCTGACCGTCACCCGTTCTCCGGGACTTGCCCGGAAGGAGACCATCTGGCTGTCGGGGCCGCCCTGCCCTCCCACGACGAAACTCCCACCATGCTGGAAGGCTTGGACCCCTCCCACCTGAGTATTCGCGGGCATCAATCGGAGTTCAGTATTCATTCCACGAGCAGCGCCCTCCACGTTGTTGAGCTGCTCCTGAAGTCTCATGAGATCCTCAACGAACAATCCCGACTGATCCCCGGCCGCATCCATCTCCGAGGCCGAAGCTCCGATCGCCTCGATCAGCCGCTGCGCCGACTCATCGATAAGGCCCAATCCGCTGGGACCCGCGAGTTTACTCAAGGCAGTCAATTCCTCTTCGGTGAATCCGCCTTGTGCGAGTCGCTGCTGTGCCAGATCAAAGATCATTCGCTTGGTCTGTGCATCCCAAGCCTCGGTGACGCTCTCAATCTTCTCTTTGATGGACGCAGTTCTTTCGTCATATTCCGCATCCAGTTTGATCAGCTCTTCTACACTGACACTTCCTAATTCTTGGATCACCGTGCTTTGTTCTTTAATCTCAGCCGTGAGCTGGCTGATCTCCATCTGAGCGGCCACCTTGGTGGCATCGCTAGTGGCATCAGTGAAATCACCCATCCTGAGTCTAGCCAGAAGTAGGTCATCTTTTAGTTCTTTCAGATGGTCTTTGGCTTGCTCTAAATCTTCAAGCCGTTTTGCCTCTAGCTTAAACTTATCGTCAATCCTTTGCTGACCGAGATCCTCAAGTTCTTGATTGAGACCCGCGATTTCTTCTCGGGTATCAAAGAAATCTTCCTGGATGTCTGTCCGAACGAGCAAGGCCAGATGCTTGAGGGCTTCATCGATTTGTTCGGGCAGCATTTCAATGGTCTCTGCAGCCGTTTCACTAATGCCTTCCAAGGCTTCGGATATATCCTCCCCCGCGCTTTGTCCCGCTTGGCCCATCCGAAGCCATCGTCCAATTTGACTCTCGGCAGGAATACTATCTTCCAGCTTTTCTCCCATATCTTCTATGAGCACAGGCATGGCTTCGGCAATGTGAAACCACGGTAAGAGTCCTTCAACTAAGAATGAGCCCACCCCGATCTTGGCAGCCTCTACTCGATCCTGCCATTCATCCAACGCGAGTTCCCATTCACGGGTCTTTGCTACGGATTCCGCACTGAGAATCAGATTATCCTCAATGGATGCCGCGTTCGCTCGAAGAGCATCGCCACCTTCAGCGAGCAGTGGATTAAGAATCGCCCAATTGCGCCCAAAGATCTTCGAGAGCTCGGCCGCCCTCTCGGTAGGACTTTCCATAGCCTGAAGTCGATCAGCCAACTTAGCTAGATTTTCAACAGAGGGTTCAAAGCCATTCTTAGCCGCCAACTGCAGCGAGGTACGGACCTCCTCAACGGAGATTTTGAAATCATCCGATACTTGAATCAGTCGGCTGGTTTCCTCGGTAGAAATCCCAAGATTGGTTGAGAGCTCTCGGACCTGCTGACCATATTGGACGTAGGATCCAATGGTCGCATCCAGACCCTTACTGACCGTGAAGATGGCCGCTGCCCCTGCTCCCAGAACTTTGGTGAAATCTTTGAAACCCGCCATCGCTTGATCGGTCTTCTTGGCGGTCTCACCAAGACCCTGATTGAACTTATTCAGGGTCGGGGTAGCCTTATCCTTTGCCTCCAGAACGATGGACAGCTTGCTCTCAGCCATCTTGCATGAGCTCCGTCAGGGCCTCCAGCATCTTGAGCTGATCGGTATTCATCTTGTCGAGTTTTCTATCGTGGGTGTGCATCCGCCAGATGTCATACGAATTGGCGCAAGCCAGCATCCGGTCGAGTTCGCCGGCACGCTGGTCATCCGTTCCGCCCGCCCGCGGAAGGATTCCCCAGGTGCGCCAGCGGAGAAACCGAGAGAGTTCGGGCGGCGGCGCACCTTCCCCATTGGCGTACCGCACCGCCGCCCGGATCATTCCGGGGGGATTGTCAATGCCTGCGCGATGTGCGAATCGAGTTTCTGGGCGAGCCAGGCCACAGCTGCAGGCTTCATCCCATCCACATCTTCAGCATGGATGGTATTCAAGATGCCCGCTGTACAACCAGCTCGCACATAATTCCCGAGACGCTGAGGGGTAGAGAGATCAAAACTCTTCTCTCCCCCCAAGTCACGCAAGGCGACAAAGTACGCCTCGACATGCCGCTGGAGCAGCTCGTCCTGAAGCTCGGCCGACACGCCGAGTTTCTTATGTTCTAGCCTCATGCGGTGACGCCCTTCAGGATATTGGCCGTCCGGACCACGATCGAGAACGTCAGAGGATCTGGGCTTCCCGCATCCCCGCCGATCCACGGAGCAGTCGTGATCTTTCCAGTCCCCGTGAAGCTGATCTTGCCAGTCCCGGCCCCACCCTGAGGTGAAAACCGGAGAATGACCTGGGAGCCATCGGCCGTCTGGTGATAACCACGGAAACGCTCGAACGGATCGGAGGTTCCCTCGGTCCATACGCAGGTGTATCCGAGGTCGATCGGAGTCCGTTTCCCGAAGGTCACGATCCCGATGTCACCGTCCGCGGTGTAGACCTCACCAGCAAGACGATCGCCGCCCGAGACCTCCACCATATTGGCAAACCCCGAGATGTCCGTGAAGGTCGAGCCGGAGGTGGAGTATTCCACTTTCGCATTGACGAAACTAACCCCGCCAGTTGTTTGGGCCATCTGCTACTCCTTGGGTTTGGGAATGGAAGGAACCGCGCTCGGACTTGGACTCGTGCTCACTTTTTCGATGGCACCCATCTCAAGCAGAATCTTGGTCCCTTCCTTATTCGGATCCAGTTCGACCTCGCTGTCGCGATAGACGTTCGTGTCGCCCATAGCGAGGTATCCAGCCAACACGCGAAACCGTTGATTAGCCATGTCCCTCCACCGTTGTCACCAGCGCCCAATACTGCTGTTCGCCGACGACCTCATTTGAGGATAACGCTACAGTCCAAGAAATCGGTCCCCGGCCCAGAGCTTTGGCATGGATGGGCGTGATCGCTCGGAGTGCCGTAGAGAGGGCGTCGATCAGATCCACCACCGCCGCATGGTTCAAAGGCACCGTTCCTTGGCCGATCGGTTCTACCAGAATCACCAGCTGTCCTCGGAAGGTCGGCCAGCCCCCGGAAGTCTCTACGGTGAGAGGCCCTTCCGTGCCCTCCACCGCCCTCGGAAAGGAGAGCGGAAGATCCGCGGTATCCCCTCTCGTCGGCGGGCCGTCCAATTTCCGTTGAACTCCCGTTACTGCCAGATCCGCCAGATTGTTGATGAAGGTGTTGTAGCTGGTGAGGGTCATGCCGCCTTCACAAACCTCTTGCGGTACGGATCGAGGATCTGCCGCACGTCATGCGGCAAACTGGAGGGCATGATCGTTCCCCCGTCTCCGGTCAGGAGCGGCCGATCCAAATCGGCATTTGAGTCCTTCTGTCGATAGAGAAAGGCCGCCAGCCGGGTCGTGGCCTGCACCACATCCTCCGGGGGCGTGACGGAGTAGCGAAAGTTCGCCACCACGGTGATCCCCATTTCGGGATCGTCCTGGTAATCCCACTCCTTGTTCGCGGAGGCTAGAAGCTTGATTCCGAAGTACGGTGTTTTGTTTCTCGGAATCGTCACATAATGCGCCGAGGTGATGGCCTCCGTCCCAGAGTCCGCGTCCGCTCGATTGGTGATCGAAGTAATGGAGACCACATCCTCATCAAAGAACAGAGTCCGATCATCCACGTCGGCCACCGCATCGAACTTCCGTGAGGAGGTTCCTGTTCCTTCGAAGACCCGCTGAGTGTAGGTTTCCACGATCTTCTGGGCTCGGTCGCCGAGCTCATCGAGCAAGGCATCGTCACCCGTTCCCAGAGGACCGAGATATGCCTTGATCAGCACGGCCGAGGTATAGGTCATTTCTTCCGAGCAGCTAGTTTCTTGACAACTTTCTCAGTAGATACTTCGACCTTCGGTCCATCGACAAGCTCTACATCGCCGGATCTCAAGAACAGAGCAGCCCGGTCCTCGCCCCATTCCTGAATTTCCCCGGCGTCGATGGCCCAGCCATTGCCCTGGATTCCGACTTTAGCCTTGACTTTTGGCATAGGATGCTCCTGGGGGAGACGGCCGAAGACTTGCTCGACCGTCTCCCCGTTAAGATTAAGCGAGCGCCACCGTGACATCCTGTGTCGGAGGAAGTGCTCGCGACCCCCGATACAGAACAGCCACAGCCGCACAAGCCATCGTTGCGGTCCCGGTTCCGCCTCCCGTCCCATACAGCTTCAAGAACGGCTTGGCGGCAGTGACGGCAAACTCCAAC